TCAAGCAAAAATAGTGGCCCGCCGCCCCCCGCGGCGCCGAGCGCGCGGACAAGGAGGTCGAGCAATGACCAACACTATTCGGCTCCTTGACGATTCGCAGTCGCCGTTTGACCGTATTCGTCGTGTTGACCCCGATGGTTCGGAGTGGTGGTCGGCTCGCGACCTCATGCCACTCATGGGCTATGACCAGTGGCGACGATTCGCGGGGGCAGTTGAGCGCGCCAGAGTAAGCGCCGAGGCTCAAGGACAGATCGTTGAAAACCATTTTGCCGCCGCCGGCAAGATGGTCAAGATCGGCTCCAGCGCCACACGCGAAGCAGCCGACTATCGTCTGACCCGGTTTGCCTGCTACCTCGTTGCTATGAACGGCGACCCACGCAAGCCCGAGGTTGCCGCGGCACAGGCCTACTTCGCGGTACGCACCCGTGAAGCGGCCGAGTCACAAGCCACCCTATTCGACCGTCCATCCCATCTTTTTCCCGGCATCGTGAACAAGGGATTCAACGCTGACTGCCAGGTGGAGAGCACATCGGTAGACCACGGATATCGGGATGTCTCGCTGGCCGCGAAGATAGCGGCCGAGGGTGACGTATTCGATTCCGGTGTCGCGGGACAGCTGGGCTATGGATTTTCCCTCAAAGCTGGCTTGCGCGCGAATCACGGCACCGAGGGTGGCGTTGAATCGTTGTGCTGCAGCAATGTCGTCGGCTGTCATGGATACAACGCTACCACTGCAGCCCAATATCAGAGCCGTTTGGTTCCTGATTATAGCTTGACGGGCCTGACCCGATGACATACTGTAGCCACATGGCATCACTTTCGCCCCGTATGGTTGTCGCTCGTTCGGTCAGGACTGCGATTGCCCTGTCCGGGAAGTCCATTGCCGCCACAGCCAGATCGGCTCACATCAGTCCATCAACCCTTCATCGAATCCTTTCCGGCGAGCGCGAGGTTACGGCGACCACGCTCTACGCCATTGCCAATGCCACCAATGTCCCTGTGACCCGCCTTATCGACGGATCCCTATGCAAGGAGTGCATCACCCATGACTAATCTCATCCCATTCACCAACAGTAAGTTCGGAAGCATCCGTGTCATCGATGACAACGGAACCATCTGGTTCTGCGGTAAAGACGTAGCAAACGGGCTCGGGTACAAGGATCCTGTCAACGCGCTCAAGCAGCACTGCCGTGGGGTGGCGATTCACCACCCCATCGTTGACAGCCTCGGTAGAGAACAGCAGGCGCGTTTCATCACCGAGGGCGACTTGTACCGGCTCATCGCCTCATCCAAGCTTCCCTCGGCGCAGGAGTTTGAATCGTGGATCTTTGACGAGGTCCTGCCCTCGATCCGCAAGCACGGCGGCTACCTCACCGATCAGAAGATCGAGGACATCATCACCGATCCGGACACGATCATCGAGCTGGCCACCAAGTTGAAGTCCGAGCGTGCCAAGCGCGCCGCCTTGGAGAAGCAGGCCGCCATCGACACCCCCAAGGCCAGATTCGCCGACGCCGTGTCCGCATCGCACACATCCATCCTCATCGGCGATTTGGCGAAACTGCTACGCCAGAACGGCTACGAGATCGGTCAGAACAGGCTGTTCGAGATGCTGCGACGCGACGGCTACCTGTGCAGCGCCAAGGGAGGCATGTGGAACATGCCCACCCAGAAGGCCATGGACCTCAATCTGTTCGAGGTGAAGGAAACCACCATCGTGCATTCCGACGGCCACGTGTCGATCTCGAAAACCACCAAGGTCACCGGCAAGGGCCAGGTGTATTTCGTCACCCGTTTCCTGGATGGTCGGCTCCCCAAAGGCATCAACGACGAGGCAGCGGCATGAGGCTCCCCTGGCGTCGACACCGCGACAATTTTGAAGAGGCCGAAACCGGCTCCTATCCGCGAATACACGAACCGCGATTCAGCTGGTTTCAATTGTATGGGCAAGCTCAGCGGGGAAGCGACGGCGAACCTGTTGTGTATCCGTGGGATCAAATCCCGGCGGCCGGCGATCCACGTCTGCCAGTACTGACCCGAGATAAAAGCGGGCACCTGTTCGCAGTGACATGGACCGCCGTGTCGGGCTGGGTCTATATCGCGGCTCCAGCCACGCCTCGGTCCAACGGTCTGGCGGGGCAACCATGGTGACCTCGACCATGCCTCCCGCTGGGATGACACCTGCCTCGAAGACGGTAAACGGACGTGAAGCATCGGCATGCCATCGACGTGTTTCAACGCCATACGCAGGGGCGTCTCCACAGTTCACCAGCTGGAGACGGATAACAGCGACGTCCTGCGATCTCACATTCCAGACATCGACACCGACGCCCTGTGTCACATATCCATCGACAAGCCATTTCACCTGGCCTCGCTGCCACCACTGCAACCACCAGTTGACGAATACAGAGGCCACCGACACAACGGCTGCCACCAAAGCAACCCACGTCTGCCAATTCATGACGACATCACATCACATGGAAAAAGGGGAATCCATCATGACGTACAGCAAGGTGAACTACCACCTTACGTCCGCTTCCCACGGCAACGAACTTACCGAGGAGGCGTCATGACCCGCTCGGAAGCCGACAGCAACCTCAAAGAGGGCTGTACCGTCATCAATCAGGTGTTCAATGCATTGTTTGAGCCGGTCGATGACCTGGCTACACAGGACAATCCGACTGCAACAGATGTCGTCTATCTGCTGAGCAGCGTCCTCGACCTCATCGAACTGGCGCAATACATGATGACGCGCGTCTCCGATAAAACGTGGCAGGAGACGCCATGAAAACCAGAACACCAACCTTCGCCGAGGAGCTTGCCGACGAGTATGGCCGGTGGATGACCTACTCTCAGGCGGCGAAAGAACTCAACTGTTCCGCACGCCATCTGCGGCATTTGACGGAGCGTGGGCAGCTGGCCTGCTGGACGATCGGCGACACACAGGCGTTGAGGCTGAAGACCGCAGATGTGGCCGCCCTGATGAGGAGGGTCGCCTGACGTGCTTAATGGATACGCATCCGACATCGTGTTCACCGTCGTGTGCCTTGTTGCTTTGGCCATCGCATTGAAGCACACCGACTGACCTGAAATCAAAAAACCTTTCATACCCCTACAGGGGTGCCTTCAGTGCACTCAAAAACGGAGAAACAATGCACGAATACAAGGATCATTGGACCGCCGAATACATGTACCAGATACGACACATCTGCAATCAGATTGACGATCTGCAGGTGGCAATAGAGAAGCTGCAATCCGACCTGGACTATGACAATCCCGGCGGCGCATCGAAGAATCTGGAGGAGTCCTGCCTGCTGCTCGGGGTTGCCCTGGAGGAGCTGTACCGGGTCGACCGGCATGTGCGCAGAGTCATCGACGCCATCTCTGGGGAGGCGTGATGCGACTCAACCCCTGCCGACTGCTGACGGTCGTGTTTGCCGTGTGCGGCCTGGGCGAGTGTGTCGTCGGTTTGGCCGGCTGGTTCAACGACCTGCCCCATGCACTGGCCACCGCCTTGTTCTGCACCTTGGCGGCCGCCTGCAGCCATCTGCTGGACCCTGCGAGGCTGCCATGACGCTGTACCCCATTCCCCAAGCCGCACAGATCCATCGGATCAACCGCTCCCGGCTGGATCTCGCGATTCGTCGTGGACGGCTCGCCACACACGGCACCAACTCAGACGGTGCACCGCTGGTGGAGTCATCCGAGGTGGCCGCCTACATCGGCTCCCGCTGGGCACGCACCGACCATCGCCACGACGACCTGTGGGCACAGGCGGCGTGCCGCAAACCCGGCATGGACCCGGAAATGTGGTTCCCCGACGACGCCGACACGGACACCCAGAACGAGGCGATCCGGCTGTGCCACCAATGCCCACTGGCCATCCACTGCCTCGAAATGGCAATGGATTTGGAGCCGCCCGGATACAAGATGCGCTCCGGCATCTTCGGCGGGACCACACCACAGCAACGCTACCGCATAGGCCTATCGAGAAAGGACAGGAAATGACCATCAACCATCGCATTGATGCCGAGACAAAAACCCTCGCAGACAATCTGGAGCCAATGGAGCTCGCCACGCTCCACGAGGCCGTCCGTCAAGCCGAGAAGCGCGCAGACAATGCACGCAACCTCCTGTCGCTGGATGACACCCCACAGATGTGGCGCATGGCCACCTGCGCAGCAGACATGCTGAACCAGCTTGCCCACTACCTGCCGGATCCCGACGACCCGGACGAGTCGGATGAGGGGTGCGCGGCATGACCAGACATGCGAAAGACGCTGTCCTCATCGGGTGTGAGATCGACGGCACCCAGGCGTGGCATGACCTGCGCCGCTCCGGTGTGGGCGGCTCGGACATCGCCAAGGTGCTGGGCCTGTCACCGTGGGGCGACTCCTACTCCCTGTGGTGCGAGAAGACCGGCGACTCCGTAGCCGCCGAGCAGACAAGCCCGCTCATGGAGGCAGGCCACTACACGGAGCTGGCGGCCGACCGATGGTATCGGGACAAGAAACTTCCCGAGGGCACATTCCTGCGTGACGCCCGAACATGGGCCCACAAGGATCGCCGCTGGCAGTTGGCCAACCCAGACCGCATCGTCTGCACCAGAAACACGGACGCATCCATCGACGGCATCGTGGAGTTCAAATACTCGCCGGGCCGCCCCCGCGACTGGGGGGCGGACGGCTCCACCGACATCCCGAAACACTACTGGTGCCAGGTGCAGTGGTACATGGCGACATTTGGCGTCGACTGGTGCGATGTGGTGGCGCTGTCGACGTGGGGATTCCGCTGCTACCGGATTCAGGCCGACCACCAGTGGCAGGAGTATGCGGTGGCCGAGGCGAAACGCTTCTGGGACTGTGTGCAGCTCGGATTCCCGCCGAACTGGACCCCCAACCAGTGGTCCTATGAGGCCGACCGCCGCCGCCACCCCGACATCGACCCGGACAAGACGGTCACCGTCGCCGACACGTCGATGCTCGACGCCATCACCGCA